GACGGGGCGCACCGTTACTGCTGCGGCCGAGATCCTGGGCTTGCACCCGCGGCGAGTGGCTGCCCACAAGTCACGACTGGGGCTGAAAGGGCATCTGCCAGAGATGAGCATCACGACCCGGCTGCCCGAGTTCCTGAAGATCAAGGGCACCTCCCAGCTGATGAAGCGCGGCGAGGAAGAGCCTGTTCTGTCGTGGATAAAGACGAACACGGACGCCGAGGCGCTGGCTGCCATGTTCGAGCGTTTCGCCCTGGCCTATCTGGAGGACGCTGAGCCCCTGCCGGAAATCCCTGCACCATCTGCCGAGCTAGATACCGACATCATCCCTTGGTTCAACATCGGTGACGCTCACCTAGGAATGCTGGCTCACTCGCACGAGGTCGGCCACAACTTCGACCTGAAGATTGGTGAGCGCGAGTTGGTTGCTGCGATGATGCGCCTGATCGATCGCGCGCCGAACTGTGAGCGCTGCGTAATCCAAGACCTCGGCGATATGACTCATTATCAGGACTTCACGGGTAAAAGTGAGTCCGGGCATGACTTTAACTACGACAGTCGCTACCCGAAGATGATCGACGTTGCCGCCCGGGTGATGCGGACCATCGTCGATAAGGCGCTGGCTAAGTTCAAATACGTGGATGTCATCGTCAACCAAGGAAACCACTCCCGTTCTAACGACGTGTGGATGCGGGTTTTCCTTAACCACGTCTACAGCGAAAACCCTCGCCTGCATGTGCTGGACAACCGCAGCGTGTTCATCCCGTATCGCATGGGGAACACCTTCGTGATGTGCCACCACTCCGACAAGTGCCGGCCGGCTCAGCTCGCGCACGTGATGGCGACCGACTTCGCAAAGGATTGGGGCGAGACGACGTACCGCTATATCGACATCGGTCACATCCACCACCGCATGACCTCGAAAGAGCACCCGGGCGTCACGGTTGAGTCATGGAACCAGCTCGCCCCGGGTGACAAGTACGCCCACGACGGCGGCTGGCGTTCCCGCGCGTGCCTGACCTGCGTACTGCGCTCGAAGACCTACGGCGAGAAAGGACGTATCACGATCAGCGCCGAAGAAGTGAAAGACATCATCGACAAGGCCGTGCCGGGTGCTGAAGCACTCAAGCGCCGCGCTGTGTATTCGGTCTAAGGGGAGAGCGATCATGCATTATCAGAACGTGGTTTCCGCAGTAGTGCGCGCCCTGGCGTCCGAAGTGATCAACTCGGCAGGGGGCTGTGACTTTCAACCGAAGGTACAGGCCGCTCGTGTGCCTGGTGCCATCTGCGGCAAGGAAGAAGCCTTCTTGACTGACTGCTGGGTCCATGGGCGTCTGCACAAGGCGCTGCCGGTCGGTCTGTGGCTGGCTCTCGTGGCCAAGTACAGCACCCACCTAGAGCGCAAGCATGACGCAATGATGGCTCTGGCTGGCTCTGTGAAGTCTCCAGCCCCCCAGCGATTCGTCATCGCCGCTACCGCAACCTGGGCGTTCCCAAAGCTGCCAGGCGTAGAGGGCAAGCGATCCACTAGCGTGCTGCCTGCTGGATGGTACGACATGAATCGCTGGTCAGAAGATCCCGTGCCGGAGCGCACACAGCACCGCTGGAAATCAGCCATTCGGCGCGACCTTGAAGGCCAAGTGAATCAGGCTCTGGTAGAGGCTCAGCACATTCTGGACATGGAAGGTTTAATTTCATGTCAGGCTGCTTGACAGTGAGTGGCAGGATGGCATAGAGTGTTTCCTATCTTGGTCATTTCACGCGTTGAGATGGCCGAGATGCATAGCGAGGTCGACTGTCTGGTGATGTCGCGAGTCTCATAAGCTCGTTCAGCATGGTTCGATTCCATGCCTTGCTACCACATTCAAGAGCCCAGCCTAACCGCTGGGCTTTTTTATGCGCGAAATCCCACCACCAGCGAAGGCCCGTTAAATCAGGGCTTCAGGGGTTTTGTGAGGCGTTTTCGCGCAGTTTCAGCACCACCAGTTTCCGGGCATCGCAAACGGCAGCTTGAAGGGCTCGCCACCCTGCGCCCGACCCCTTTCCGGCCCCATGCCTGCCTCCTCGCTCCGAGCGGATCGCACGCGCATGTGAGGCCGGACTTATTCAACTGCCCCATGCGGGATCAACGAGATATGAAGATGCCAGACCGTCCCGAGACATGGGCAGTGGCCCTCGCATGGCTGCAGACAATCGCCCCGAGCCTGTATGCCTTCGCCCTGTCAGTGACCATCGCTGTGCTGCGCGTGGTGTATGGCGGTGGCAGTAAGCGCCAGATGGTCCTTGAAGGCGCCTTGTGTGGTTTCGCCACGCTGACCCTTGTCCCGCTGCTCGAATACTTCGGCTTGCCTCAATCAATGGCCACCTTCGTTGGTGGATCGGTTGGATTCCTCGGCACTGAGAAGCTTCGCGACCTGGCTATCCGCTGGGGAGAGAAGAAGGCGGCTGTATGACGAAGGAGTGGACCTGATGAAACGTGATGCCCTATGGACTGCTCCCGTCGTAAGCCTGCAAGAGTTACGCAAGAAGAACGAAGACGCCAAGCGCGACCAGCAGCATCGCGAGGCATTGCAGCGAATCATCGAGCGAGCCAATCGCACTGACTGGTAACCATATGAAGCGCATCACCTGGCGAGTCGTCATCACCCTCTGCGTACTGAACCTATGCCTGATCGGATGGGGAGTGGTTGAGGCTGTGCTGTGGGCTGGGTCGTTGATCAATTGCGCGTAAGGGGTTAGCGAAAACAATCCCATGCAATCCATTGCGAGGTGAACGATGGCACGTTGCGGAGCCAAAACCCGCAACGGCCATCCTTGCCAGTCTCAGGCAATGCCAAATGGCCGTTGCCGAATGCATGGCGGGTCCAATAACGGCGCGCCTGCTGGAAACAAGAATGCAGCCAAGCCCGGATCCATCTACAGCAAGTTCCTGACGGATGAAGAGCAAGCCGACTTCCATGCCTCCGAGATTGACCAGATCAACCACGAGCTACGGCTAACCAAGGTTCTGCTGGGTCGCGTGCTGCTGGCTGCCGGTGAGGGTTACGACCTGCTGGCTGATCGCTACCTGGCGCGCATTGAGTCGCTGACAAAGACCCGAGAGGATCTGGAGGGCAAGCGCCTGGCCAACGAAAAGCTGCGCCGCGAACTGGAAGACCCGAATCAAGGCCTGCCTGAACCCAAGCAAGTCATTATCGGGGTGGAAGATGCAAGCGACCCTGAAGCTGAATAAGCCGCAGTTCGAGTTCATCAGTCACCCGAAGAAGTTCTCAGCGTTCGTTGGCGGCTATCGAAGCGGAAAGACTTTCGTAGGCTGCGTGCGGTTGTGTATCAACGCACTGGAGCATCCCGGCATCCCGCAGGGCTACTTCGCGCCGACCTATCCGCAGATTGCGGACATCTTCTACGACACGATACCGGGCGTTGCTGAGGCCTTCGGGCTGTTTGCTGACATCGTGGCGAGCAACAAGCGCGTGCATCTGCGTGACTCGAAAGGCCGCTGCCTGTCGACGATCGTATGCAAGAGCATGGAGCACCCGCATCGGATCGTGGGTTTCAACATCGCGCATGCGCTGGTCGACGAAATCGACTGTATGCCGATCAAGAAGGCTGACAGCGCCTGGAAGAAGATCATTGCCCGTATGTCGACCGTCTGGCCGGGTCGGGATGAGAACACCATCGACGTGACGACCACGCCGGAAGGGTTCAACTGGGTATATCGCAAGTTCGTCAAGGAGCTGGCCGCCAATCCAGCCCAGCGGCCTCTGTACGGCATCGTTCACGCCAGTACGAGGCAGAACGCGAAGAACCTGCCGAAGGACTACATTCCGTCGCTGCGTGAGTCGTACCCGGCCAATCTGGTCGACGCCTACATTGACGGCCAGTTCGTCAACCTTGTGAGCGGATCGGTTTACCCGAACTTCTGCCGGCGACTGAATCACACCGACGAGACGATTCGCCCTGGTGAGGATCTGCACGTCGGGATGGACTTCAACATCAACCGGATGGCCGCGACTGTCTTCGTTATGCGTGACGGTGAGCCGCGCCAACTGGATGAGCTGACCAGCCTATTCGACACGCCGGCAATGATTGCAGCCCTTCAGCAGCGATTCCCCGGCCACAAGATCACGGTTTACCCCGACGCCAGCGGTAAGAACCGTAAGAGCGTCAACGGCAGCGAGTCAGACCACAGCTTGCTCAAACAGGCCGGCTTCACGGTTCGCGTCAACCCGGCTAACCCGATGGTTCGTGACCGTGTGCTGGCAGTCAACGCAATGCTCCTCAATGGCGAGGGCGTGCGACGGCTGAAGATCAATACCGACAAATGCCCGGTCACCACTCAGGTGCTCGAGCAGCAGGCCTACAACGAACAAGGCGAGCCCAACAAGGACGGCACGGAAGACCCGGCAGATGCCTTCGGCTACTTCGTCGTTCACCGCTTCCCGATCATCAAGCGCATCACTACAACCCAATCGCTACGGATGTAACGCCCATGAGCAGCAGCAACGACCCGAGCCAGACGATCCCCGCCGTGGATGCCATGCGCCAGGATTGGGCTATCGTCGCCCCGCTGATGGGTGGCACCGCTGCGATGCGCAACGCCGCTAAAGCATTGCTGCCTCAGTACCCGGCAGAGGAAGACGACGCCTATCTGTCGCGTCTGCGCCTCTCCACGCTGCTGCCTGCCTATGCCGAGACAGTGAACAGCAATACCAGCCGCGTTTTCGCTGAGCCTTTGCAGATTGGCGACGATGTGCCGCCTGTTGTGGCTGAGCTGTGCGAGGACGTGGACCTAGGCGGTAACGACCTTAATGCGTGGGCTGTCGAGTATTTCCGCACGGCACTGAGCTATGGCCTGTGTCACGCGCTGATCGACTACCCGCAAGCCGGCGAGCTGCAGACCGCAGCGGACGAGGAAGCGGCAGGGGTTCGCCCGTATGCCGTACTGATTCACCCGGAGCGCGTGCTGGGCTGGCGTGCCGATGGCGGTAGGCTGCTGCAGGTTCGCTTTACCGAATCGATCGAGGTGCCTGATGGTGACTTCGGCGTCAAAGTGGTTGAGCAGGTCCGAGTCCTTGAGCCTGGCCTGTGGCGCACTTACCGCAAGCAGGAAGGTGGCAGCTGGGCATTGCACGATGAGGGCGGCACAAGCCTGACGTATATCCCGTGGGTGACCTTCTACGCAGGCCGCACTGGCATGATGACGGCGCGCCCGCCACTGCTCGAACTGGCGCACCTCAACATCAAGCACTGGCAGTCGCAGAGCGATCAGGACAACCTCCTACACGTTGCCCGCGTCCCGCTGCTGTTCATGTTCACGGATGACGAGCAATTCAAGCTGGTCATCAGCGCCGGCAGCGCGACCCGTATGCCGAAAGACGGCGATGCGAAGTACGTCGAGCACACCGGGGCCGCTATCACCGCTGGCCGGGAATCGCTGCAAGACCTGATCGAAGAAATGCGTATGGCCGGCGCCAAGCTGCTGCAGAAAGACAAGCAGCAGACCAAGACGGCCGCACAGGCGAACGAGGAGGCGGCGCAAGAGTTGTCCCCGCTGGCCCGTATGGCCTCGCAATTCGCTGACTGTATCGCGCAGATGCTGCAGATATTCGCGGACTATCGCGGCTTGCCGGAAGGTGGTGCTGTCGAGATGCGCGGGAATTTCGACGCAGACTTTATCCCTGAAGTGGCGCTGCCTCTGCTGCTCAACATGGCAAGCGCCGGCAAATTGTCCGATGAAACCCTGTTCGCCGAGATGCAGCGCCGCAGCGTGATCAGCGACGAATACAACTGGCAGGAAGAACAGGAACGCATCGCTAGCCAGGGGCCGGCGCTTGGGGTGATCTGATGGCAACCGTCAATGAGCTGCTATTCGATGAACTGACAGCCCATTCCGTCGACCTGCAGCAGTATTCCGAAGGCGTCATTCGCCGGATGATCTCGCTGCTGAACAAGACGGACGCGGACCTTGCTGCTGAACTGGCCGCAGCCCTTGAGCGGATGCCTGCTGATTCGTTCACAGTCGAACGATTGGAGCGCCTGCTGGGGTCGGTGCGGGAATTGAACGCAGCGGCCTATGCGAGCGTTTCTGAGGCGCTGGGCGATGAGCTGCAGGCCTTTGCTGCGTATGAGGCGGGCTATCAGGCCGATCTGTACCAGTCAGCCATTCCCGCAGCCGTGCAGGTACGCTATTCGATTGCTTCGGTAGCGCCTGCCCAGGTGTACAGCGCGGCCATGTCGAGGCCATTCCAGGGGCGGCTGCTGAAGGAGTGGGCGAGCCACATCGAAGCCGAGCGCATGACGAAGATTCGGAATGCTATCCGCATCGGCTACGTCGAAGGCAAGACGGCCTCAGAGATCGTTCGCGGCATTCGCGGCACCAAGGCAGCGGGCTTTGCTGACGGACTGCTACAGCGACCCCGGCGCGATCTGATGGCGGTCGTACAGACGGCGATCAGCCACACGGCGCAAGTGGCGCGCGAGCAGTTCAACGAGGCGAACAGCGACCTGATCAAGGCGGAGGTTTGGCGCAGCACGCTCGACACCAAGACCAGCGAGCCATGCCGAATTCGTGACGGCCTCAAGTACGAGGCGCAGACCCACAAGCCGATCGGGCACAAGGTTCAATGGTTGGCCGGGCCTGGACGCATCCACTGGAACTGCCGCTCGACCTCCACGCCGGTGACGAAATCATGGCGCGAGCTTGGGATTCCCATTGACGAGATGAGCCCGAGCGAGCGTGCCAGCATGGATGGACAGGTGCCGGCTGAGACAACCTTCGCGTCCTGGCTGCAGCGCCAATCAGCAGCGCGGCAGGATCAGGTTTTAGGCGTCGAACGTGGCAGGCTGATCCGTGAGGGTGGCTTGAAACTGCCGGACCTGTACGCCCCGAACGGTCGTTACCTGACCCTTGAGGAATTGCGCGAGCGCGATGCCGCTGCGTTCGCTAAACTGGCCGCATGACCGAACGCCGATTCACCGTTATCGAAGGCTCCAAGCCACCCGACACGCCTGCCGAGCAGGTGCGCGACCGTGTGCGCAAGGCTCCCAAGCCCCGCGCTATGCCGCAGTGTCACCGTTGCGGTGGGCGTGAGTACATCGAAACGAAGATCGGCATTGGCAAGACAGCGACGAAGCAGCGCGTCTGCTTCCTGTGCGCCATGAAAGGCGAGCGCGTCATCATGTAACGCCAACCAAGATTCAAACCGAACCCGCCTAGTGCGGGTTTTTTATTGCCTGCTGGTCAGTGACCGGCTCCATACGCCCGGAGGGCACATGGCCAAGTTGATTCTGCAAGACGGTACAGAAGTCGAGGCATTCACCGCCGACGAAATGAAGGCAGCAGTCGAGAAAGAGACGGGCGGACTGAAAGCAAAGCTCGATGAATTGCTAGGCGAAACCAAAACCGCCAAGCAGCGCGCCCGCGAACTCGAAGAGGCTCAGACAGCCGCCGAAGAGGAACGCCAGCGCGAAAAAGGGGAGTTCAAGTCCCTGTACGAACGCGAGCAGCAAGCCAAGAAAGAGCTTGCCGACAAGTTCACCGAATTCCAAAGCAAGGTGCAGCGCCAGGAAATCAGCCTGGAAGCGCAGCGCCTGGCAGGTCAGCTATCGAAAGATCGCGACCGTTCCGAGCTACTAGCCGAGAAGGTCGCGCAACTGGCCAAGCACACAGACGCCGGGGTCCGCTTCGAGATCGGCGGCGTAGAGGTCGAGCATGACAAGGTGCTGGCCCATCTCAAGAGCAAATACCCCTTTCTGGTTGATGCCAGCGGGGTAACCGGGGGCGGGGCTCCTAACAACAACATGGGCGGCGGGGCCGCTAATACCAACCCTTTTGCCAAGGGTGAAAGCTTCAACCTAACCGAGCAGGCGCGCATCACGCGGGAGAATCCGCAGATGGCGGCGCAGCTTAAACAAGCGGCATCCCGCTAACGGAGTAACACATGAGCACCAAGATTTCTGACGTTATCGTCCCCGAAGTATTCAACCCCTACGTTCTGGAGCGAACCACCGAGCTCGCCAAGTTCTACATGGGCGGCATCGTGTCCAACGACGCCGAACTGAACCGCCTCGCCAGCTCGGGCGGCACACTGATCAATATGCCGTTCTGGAAAGACCTGACCGGCGTTGATGAGGTGCTGACCGACAGCGGCGCACTGACCCCTGCCAAGATCACTGCCGGCCAAGACAAGGCCGTGCTGCTGATGCGCGGTAAGGCGTGGTCGGTCAACGACCTGGCCAAGGCTCTCTCGGGCGATGACCCGATGGGCGCGATTGCTGATCTGGTCGCTGCCTACTGGGCGCGCCGCTATCAGGCTGTCGGTCTGTCCGCGCTGGCTGGCGTATTCGCCAAGAACGTTTCCGCCAACAGCAGCGACATGATTGCAGACGTGTCGGTCCCGCTGCTTGCCAACGTGACGGCTGATACCAAGTTCAGCGCTGATGCGTTCGTTGACGGCCAGGCGACCTTTGGTGACGTGATCGGCGCCATCTCCGGCATCGCGGTTCATCCGACCGTTTACCACAACCTGAAGAAGATCGACGGCATCTCCTTCGAGAAGGAAAGCCAGGGCGCTCTGGAAATCGAGACCTATCGCGGCCTTCGCATCATCGTTGACCGTAGCATGCCCGTCACTGCAGGCGACGGCACCAGCGCGCCTAAGTACACCTCCTACCTGTTCGGTAGCGGTGCGCTGGGCATGGGTCAAGGCGGCGCTCCGGTGCCGAGCGAGACTGATCGTGATTCTCTGGCCGGTGAAGACATACTCATCACTCGTAGCCACTTCCTGATGCACCCGCGTGGCGTGGCCTTCACCAGCGCAAGCGTAGCCGGCTCAAGCCCGACCAACGCTGAGCTGCAGAACGCCGCCAACTGGAGCCGCGTCTACGAGCGCGGCAACGTGCGCATGGCCGCAGTCATCACCAACGGCTAAGGAATAGGGGGCTTCGGCCCCCGTTTCTCTGGAGAGAATCATGGGACTTGCAGCATTTAACCGAATGCGCCGCGAACAGGCGGAACAATCCAAGGGCGGCGCTGACGCGAAGCCCGATACAGATCCAGTAGACGCGACCAAGCTCAGCGCTGGCAAGCTGAAAGAACACCTGACGAGCCTCGGCATTGAGTTCGAGCCGAATGCGACCAAGGCTCAGATGCTCAAGCTGCTACCCGAGGCGTAACCCATGGATTACATCACTGTCGCGCAGGTAGACGCGCTGCTCGGTGCAGGCTGGGCCGGTACTGGCGACCCTGCTCGCGCGGTGCTGATGGCTAATACGTGGCTCAGTGCAAAGCCGCTGCCGGCGTTCGAAGAGATTCCTGCTGCGGTTGTACAGGCAGGGGCGGAGATCGCACGCGAGGCGGCATCAGGGGCGCTTTACGGGGCATCCGAAACCGGAGTGCTGAGCAAGTCGGTAGAGGCGGGTGGCGTGTCGAGCAGCAAGACGTTCTCAGCTACCGCTCGCACCGTGACCGCTGGCGAGTCGTTCGCGATGGCATTGCTGGCCCCTTATCTGTCTGCCGGTCAAGTCCGGCTTGTGAGGGGCTGACATGGGCCTGCGCGATGACTTGAGCAGAGACATTGCCGAGGCGTTCGACACTGACCTGTCGGACGCTGTGCGCGCCTTCACGGCCTCACATGCGGGCGAAGCGGTCTATGACCCAGCAACGGGCGAGATGACCGCGACGGATCTGCCCTATGGGGGGCGCGGCGTGTTCAGCGGTTACCGGCTCGACCAGATAGACGGCACGCTGATTCAGGCGACCGACCTTCAGTTGCTGGCCCTGCAAACGGAAGTCACGCGAGCGCCTGTGGTGGGTGACGAGCTGGACGGGATGCAGGTTGTCCGTGTCGAGCAAGATCCGGCCGGCGCAACGTGGTCTGTCCAACTGAGGAAATAACATGGCATTCGCGCTTGATCTGTCCAAGTTCATCGAGAAGGCCCAAGGCAACGCCGAAGACGTGGTTCGCAAGGTCGGGACGGACATGCTCGCCAAGGTCGTTGATCGCTCCCCTGTGGGCAATCCTGATCTGTGGAAAGGGGATGGTCCGGCCGGCTATGTCGGCGGTCGCTTCCGGGGTAACTGGCAAGTGACTTTCGGCGCGCCGGCCCGGGACGAGATTGCACGAGCCGACACCAGCGGCAGCGCAACCAATGCGGCAGGGGCGGCGGTACTGGCTTCCTATCGCAGCGGTATCAATTCGATCTGGCTGGCAAACAATGTCCCGTATTCGTACAGCCTGGAAATGGGGCATTCATCCCAGGCGCCGCTTGGCGTGGCTGGCGTCACGGCAACCGAGTTTCAAACCTTCGTAGATCAGGCAGTGCGGGAGCTGGATACATGAGCAACAAGCTGATTCGCAGCCTGCTACAGGGCCGCCTGAACGCGTGGGCGACCGCCAAACCGATTCCGGTAGCGTGGGACAACGTGAAATTCACGCCGCCGACTGGTTCTTACATTCGCGCAAGCCTGCTGCCGGCTGACACGCAGAGCATCGATCTGGAGGGCGCCCATCGTGGCTATATGGGCCTGTTCCAGCTGTCCGTGCACGTCTCGCTTGGCAATGGCCCGAACACGGCTGAGACGCTGGCAGAGGAGCTATCCGAGCTATTCCCCATGGCGCTACGGCTTGAGTCCGGCGCGTTCTGGGTACAGATCACGTCACCCTGCAGCCAGTACCCCGGCCTAACAGGCGACACGCATTACATGGTGCCCGTCCGGTTCAAGTACCGAGCCGACACCTAACACCAACCCAAGACATCAAGGCCCGCCACTGAGCGGGCTTTTTTGTGGCCGCAAATAACCATTTCCCCCAGGAGAGACACCCATGTCGTTTTCCATTCCGGACGGTACTACCATCCACCTCGGCACCACCTTCGGCACTCCCGTTGCCATCACTGGTATCAGCAACGCCGCAACTGCGGTGGCCTCCGCGACCGGCCACGGTTTCGTGGACGGCGACATCATCGTTCTGAAGTCTGGCTGGCAGCGCATCAACGAGCGCGTGTTCCGCGTGGCCGCGTCGGCTTCCGGCACCTTCCAGCTCGAAGGCCTGGACACCAGCGACACCAGCGCTTTCCCGGTCGGCACGTCCAGCGGCTCAGCTATGAAGGTGACCGCCTTCACGCAGGTGAGCCAGATTATCGGCATCAGCACTTCTGGCGGTGAACAGCAGTTCGCCACCGTGAGCCCGCTGGAGTCCGATTTCGAGATCCAGATTCCGACCATGTACTCGGCGCAATCGATCTCCATGGAGATTGGTGATGACCCGACTCTGGCTGGTTATCAGGCGCTGAAGAAAGCCGCCGATGCTCGCGCCATTCGCCCGCTGCTGATGCAGAACAAGAACGGCTCGAAAATCTACTACTACGGCTACGTCTCCCTGAACGAAACGCCGACCAAGAACAAGGGCCAGGTCGACACCGTGAACAGCTCGTTCTCGCTGCTGTCTCGTCCGACCCGTTACGCCGCCTAACCGTACAGCCATCTAGCAGACCTTCTGCAAGGGTGCCAGAGACGTTCTGGCGCCCTCTTTTTACCTGATCGAATCCCAATAGAGGAAACACACCATGGCCAAATTCAAACTTGCTGTAGCCCCGACCTTCAAAGCCAAAGTCGGCATCCCGGTTCACGGAGGCGAAACCGTGGAACTGTCGTTCGAATTCAAGCACCGCACCCGCGACCAGCTGTCCGAGCTGATGAAGGGCATCGAGAAGCGCAAGGATGTCGAGCTGATGGAAGACGTGCTCGCAGGCTGGGAGCTGGACGATCCGTTCAACAAGGAATCGATCGATCTGCTCTGCCAGAACTTCGTTGGCGCCCCGCGTGAAATCCTCGGTACCTACATCACCGAGATCACCCAGGCTCGCCGGGGAAACTGATCGCTGCGGCTCGTGCCTTGTACCAGGGCGCGGCCGCTGACGATGAAATGGAGGCGTTCGGGTTCTCGGCTGAAGACTTCGAGGTTGAGGTCGAAATCTGGCCGGACAACTGGGACGCCTTCGAGGTATTCGCAGCAATGCAAACGCAATGGCGCTCAGGCATGTCCGGCGCTACTGGGCTGGATTACTCCGTGATTGAGCCCGTCATGCGCCTGCAGGGCATCAAGAAGCGCGACCAGACGGAAGTATTCGCTGGGGTGCGCGTGATGGAGATCGCCGCGCTTGAGGTGATGCGGTCGAAGTAGCCGTTCGGCTGACGTCAGAGATTCCGTGCAGGCAATTTGCTACAGTCAGTCCTTTCTAATGGGAGGGGCAGGGATGCGAGCAATTGCAGTTGTTGCGGCGGCGGTGGCGTTGACGGGCTGCGGCCTGAAGTCAAATACCTTCAACATGGACGGCCGAGGCTATCTCGAAGACCGCGCTCCGCACGACCGAGAGGTGTGCCAGCTCGATTCGGCTATGCCGCTAGGTGTGCCCTACAAAGACGTTGGCATTGTCCGGGGCAACAGAGGATTCTTTGGCGGCTTCCTGCCGGTTCGCCAGGTGATGGCCGACGAAGCCAGGAAAGCAGGCATTGACGTTATTCACAGCATGCGCATGCGGCAGGACGTGGCTTTCAGGGGTGTTTTCATCCTTCGCCCTATTGGTGAGGGTGTTGGCGCCAGGCTTGATAACCCGGAAGCGTTCAACTGCCTTGCGCAAGGTGGCCGCATGTATCCAGCGGACCGAGGCGTGCCGATTCAAGGCCGACCGAGGGCGGTTTCCCTTGGCGCCTTGCCAGCCACGCCGGGCACCTATGACGAGTGCATGTCTCGCGTTATGCGTATTACTGACCAAGCACTACGCCTGCAGTCTATGGCTGCGTGCGACGGCGCGCAGTAGGGGGTTGGAATGGACGTGATTATCCTGGCGGCAGCAGTTGCCTTTTATTTCATGCCCGGCCTGATCGCCTATTTCCGGGATCACAACAACGCAGTGGCGATTATGCTGCTCAATCTGTTCCTTGGCTGGACGCTGATCGGCTGGGTTGCAGCCCTTGTTTGGTCTGCGATGGCTAAGAAGCCCAGCAGCGCATAAATCGATTTGAAAACAACAAACCCGTTTCGGCGGGTTTTTTTATGTCCGGAGAAAAGCATGGTCGACATTGCCAGCCTTGCGATACAGATTGATACGTCAGACGTATCGCGCGCCGAAGACGACCTAGCCAAGCTCAACGGTGCTGGCGTCAAGGCGGAAAAAGCCGCCAAAGGCGTAGAGGGCGCATTCGCCGGAGCAGCAAAGGCGGCCGGCGTTTATCGTGATGCCGCTGGCCGGCTGCGTGAGGCGAACGGTAAGTTCGTCTCTGATGCGCGAAAAGCTGAGCTAGGCCTTAAAGGCGTTGGAAAAGAGGCCGGCAGGGCGAGCGAGGCGCTGGAGCGTAACAGTTCGGCAACACGCAATCTTTCCGGCAACCTCGTAGGGCTTGGCAGTGCTGCGCGCTCGATGGCGGGCGCTCTAGGTGTCGTTTTTGGCATCCGCGAGGCAGCTCAGGCAGTCGAGCAATACGACCAGCTGACTAACCGTCTCCGCCTGGTTACAGAAAACACGGCGCAGCTTGCCTACGCTCAGCAGTCGATTGGCGCTATTGCCCAGGCCTCCTATCAGTCGCTCGACACGACCGCCCAGGTCTATCAGCGGATTGCGCAGAACGCAAAAGCGCTAGGGCTGACGTTTGCCGAAGTAGGAAGCATCACTGAGACGGTCGCTAAAACTGTAGCTCTCAGCGGCGTCAGCGCCGAAGCGGCCTCTGCTGCACTGACTCAGTTCGGGCAGGCGCTGGCATCTGGAACGCTGCGCGGCGATGAACTGAACTCCATCCTTGAGCAAACCCCGGCGCTTGCGCAAGCGGTGGCGCGCGGGCTTGGCGTATCGACTGCAGAACTGCGGGCGATGGGCGCAGAAGGCAAGCTAACCTCGCAGGCCATCATTGGCGCCCTGGAGAACCAGAAGCAGGCCGTCGATGAGCTTGCTAGCAGCCTCGAAGTGACAGGCGGGCAGGCGCTTCAGGCGTTCGGCAACTCGCTCACCATGGCCATCGGCAAGCTGGACAATGCGACCGGCGCGAGCAGCATGTTCGCAGAGTCAGTCCTTAGCCTGTCGCGCGCTCTGGACGGCTTTAGTACGGGTGAATTCCTAGACTTCTTCCGCGACGACAAAGAAAGCCTTGCTGGCTTCAACAATGAAATCAGTGTCACGAAAGCCAGCATCAGAGACTTGCAGGCCGCTCGCCGTAGGCTCGACGAAAGCGACCCTGGCGACACGGTGCTGTTCAAGTTCTCGCTCTATGACAAAGAGAAATTTGATCGAGAACTTGCTGAGTTAGGGGAGAAGGAAAGACGCCTAATCGAGCTGCGCGAACGGCTTGCGAGCGCCGGATCAGCTGCCGGCAAAGATACGCCAAAGGGCGATGATGCTGGCGAAACCGCAAAGGTAAATGCGGAGTATGAAAAGTACCTAGCTAATCTCCGTCAGAGCCTGGCGCTTCAAGGCAGCAATACCAAGGAAGCGGAAACCCGTTACAAGATTGAGAGTGGCGCGCTTGGAGAGCTAACCGCAAAGCAGGGCGAGGCCTTGATTGCAGAAGCGCGTCGGCTCGATGGGAAAAAGGCTTACGGAATTGCTTCCGGTGAATCAGCGAAGGCAGCGAAAGCCGAAGCCGCAGCTTTTCAGGATCTGTACGACAGCCTTTATCCAGCCGAGGCCGCCCAGCGTGAATACAACGACCAAATCGCGAGACTAGACAAGTTTCTCGACGGCGACCAACTGGCCAAGGCCATTGACCGTCTAAACCACTCCATCGACGGCGTAGACGCCACCGGCCCAGCCGACGCCATAGAGGAGTACCGCAAACAGTTCGAAAAGCTCCACGACGAACTGAACCCGGCCGAAGTCGCGGCGCGTGAGTACGCCGAGCAGCAGGATCTACTGAACGACATCATTGCCCGTGGCGGGGAGAGCGCCGATAAGGCGCGCGGCGACCTTGCCAAGCTGAAGGAGCAATACGAGGAAAACACCCGCGAAACGACCCAGTGGGCACAGCTTACCGAGGACGCCTTCGAGCGCGTTTCCGAGCGCGGCGCCAATATGTGGGAGGAGTTTTCAAGGACCGGCACATTTGAACTTGACAGCCTTCTCGATGTTGCGCGGCGCTGGGCTGCTGAGATGGCGAACGCTCTCACCATCAAGCCCCTACTGACTAGCCTCGGCAATGCGGTCATGGGCACGAACACCCAAGGCGGCATCAGTGACGTGTGGGGTTCACTGCTCGGCGGCGGAGCGGCATCGGGCGGTGGCGGCACGGATATCCTCGGGACCGTAAACCAGGCGCGCAGCCTCTATTCCGCATACGGCACCGCCTCCTCGCTGTGGCCGGCGCTGTCCGGTGGCTATGCGTCGGGCGGCTTTGGTGGCGCGCTGAGCGCTGGCGTTAGCGGCATCGGCGGCATGTTTGGCCTCGGGAGTGGGGCGGCTGCAAGCGCTGCGGCCGGGTCAACTGCGGCCGGCTATACCGGCTCAGCGTATGCGAGTTGGGCGGCGGCGCAGGCGGCAGGCGGCGCGGGAGCTGCGGGAGCTGGCGGTATCGGAGGTGCATTTAGCGGTGCACTCTCTAGTGCCGCAAGCATGTGGTATCTGGCTCCGCTGATCGGCATGTGGCAGTCCGGCAAGCTGTTTGACCAAGGGATTCGTGCTGACTCCGGCGCGCTAAAAGACCAGTCGAAAGAATGGTCCGGCGTCGGCAAGGGCGTCTCCGGAATCATGCAGGCGCAGACGAAGCTAAACGAGTTCGCGGATAAGCTGATCGGCTCGGTTGTTGGCGACAAGATCGCCGCAATGATTACCGGCTCGCCTATTACTCAGCTGATCTCCTCGAAGCTAGGGGAAAAACTTTTCGGCGGCGCATGGGAGACCAAAGATGCAGGCCTGACCGCAGAAGTTGCAAACGGCGGCTTCGGCTCGTTCAGCTACCAGTACCAGAAGAAAGACGGCGGCTGGTTCGGGTCGGACAAGAAGCGCACCACCTACACCCCTATCGAGCAGGAAACCAACCAAGCGCTGAACGACACTTACGACGCCGTAGAGGGTGGCGTTGTCGATCTGCTCGCCCGGCTAAATCTTGAGGTCAGTGACGCAGCGCTGGCGGGCATCAACATTGCCCGCGCGGATATCAGCACCAATGGCAAGACCGAGGAAGAGATCCAGGCCGCCGTTGCTGAATGGTTCGAGAGTGCGGGCGAGGCAATCAACACGCAGCTGAATGCGGCGCTTGGCACCGGGCTAGATTACGACCTGGCCGGCATGCAGGCGTTTGTCGGCAATCTCGAAGGCGTCAACGCGCTGTTCGATCAGCTCAACCTGTCGCTGTACGAATCGACCGTGGCCGGCGGCAAGATGGCCGAACAGCTGAGCGCGGTGGCTGGCGGGTTCGAGGCCCTGGCAGCCAATACCGCCACCTACTACGACGCCTTTTACAGCGCCGAGGAAAAGACCGCCAACACCCTGGCGGCCATTACCAAGGCGTTCGAGGCGGCCGACGTGGAGTTGGCTGGTTCGGCGGCCGAGTATCGGGCGATGGTGGATAACATCGACCGCACCACGGAAGCGGGCCGGGAAATGTTCGCCGCGATGATGGCGCTGTCTGGCCAAGCGGCGCAGTATTTCTCGATTGTTGAGCAGCGGGCGGCACAGGCTACTGCAGCGCTCGCGGCTACGGTCAACACTGCCTATGCAGCCCTTCAGCGGTCCATTGCCGCTCAGCAGCGCGATCTGCAGGAGTCGGCCGGCAAGGCGGCAAGCAACATCAATGCGCTGACAGGCATCGGCAATTCGCTCGATGCAGCGCTCAAGCGGTTGCGCGGCACCTCGGACGAGACGGTCAAGTCGCTGCGCGCTCAGGCAGTGATGACGCTGAACAGCGCGCTGGTTACGGCGCGGGCGGGATCGTCCCTGGCGGGCTTTGCCGGCCTGCAGGATGCGCTCACTGTCGCGTCGGAGCTGGACACGGCTCTGTATGGCTCGCTTGAGCAATTCGAGCGGGAGCAGGGGCGCACGGCCAATCTGATAGCCGAATTGGAGAAGGTCAACGGCAAGCAGCTGACAGCCGAAGAGGAGCTTCTCAAGAAGTACGAGACGCAGCTATCGAAGCTGGACGCTCAGTTGGTGTTCGCTCAGGCGCAGCTGGACGCGCTCAACGGCGTTGACTCTTCGATCCTCAGCGTAGCCGAAGCCATCCAGGCGATGAACACGTCTGTCGTGGCCGCACTGGCTGCAATGGGCGGCGACACCGGCAAGAACGCAACGCCCGGCAACGTCGGGACGCTGGCTGATTCGGTTTATCGCTCCGTGCTGGGGCGCGAGGCTGACGCGGCTGGCCTGGCGTACTGGCAGGGCGAGGTTGCGAGCGGGGCGATCCGCCTGGATCAGCTCGAACAAGCCATCAAAAACGCGGCCAAGGCTAACGGAGAGATCCCAGGCTTCGCCGCGGGCGGCTTCCACTCAGGCGGCTTGCGCTTGGTTGGCGAGAACGGTCCAGAGCTCGAAGTCACCGGCCCGTCGCGTATCTACAACGCCAGTCAGACGGCGGCGATGTTGGGTGGCGGAGGAGGGCAAGCCGCAACCGTGGCCGAACTGCGCGCCCTTCGCGGCGAGATGCAATCAAGCTTCGAGTTCATCGGGCGGCACATCAAGGCCGTATCGGATAACACCGACACGATGGCAAACAGCGGTGTGCAAGTCGTCGGCACAGTCGAAACTAAGGCGGTCGCATGAGCGAAATGAAGGTAGTTCCGGGGATAGAGATATCCCCGGCGAAGATGGTCGCCAGTAATTTGCCGGATATGGATTATCCGGCTCACAACATGGCGACTGCATACGTTGTTGGCGATAAGGTCACTGTTGGCCTTATCAACTATGAAGCCCTGAGAGATCACACAGGGATCAACCCTGAGACTGACACTTCATCTCCGGCCGCTTGGCTCAACCTTGGCTGGGTCAACAAGTACCGCATGTTCCGGAAGAACATCGGCAACACTTGGAAGATCGGAACATTCACGTCAAACCCGGAAGTTATCGACTTCACAATCAGGCCCGGCAAGCGCATCAACGCTATCGGGCTCGTTGGCGTGGTTGCCTCCAGCGTGCGGATCGTGATGACGGTTCCAGACAGCGTTGACCCCATCTATGACCGAACCTTCGCGATGTCAATCAAGACAAGCGGGAGCTTGTACCAGTTCCTTTACGGTCCCTTTGTGACCAAGGACAACCTAGCAGACCTACAGCTTCCTCCGGCCAGTAATGCCGATATTCGCGTAATCATTAGCGCTCCCGGCAGCACCGCTCAGGCCGGGATGATGGTTGTTGGCTGGGGTAAAGGGATCGGCACTGCCAAATACGGAACTTCGCTTGGCCGGAAGAACTACTCAACAATCAAGGAGGAGTTCGATGGAAGCCTAACTCTTACCCGGCGCGGTAAGCGGCGCCTGATTGACTTTCAGGTCACGCTTAGTGGCGATCAGATATCCAGTGTTCAGCGCACTTTGGACCCGCTCAGTGAATCGCCGTCCCTATACGTCGGAGCGAGCAGTCTCGATTACACAATCATCGTTGGAATATTCGAAGACTTGGACACCGACCTGCCGACCTACAACCGCGGGGACTACAACCTGCGTATCAGGAGCATCATGTAATGGCTTTACCAACTCCAATTGCTCTACTCCCCGATCCGCCCCTGTCGACCGACGCCGAGGAAGTGTTCAACGGTAAAGCCGACCCGTGGCTTCTGGCTCAGAAGGCCATGACGCCGCAGATCAACGAGCACACCGAGTTCAACAACCAGCGCGCCATCGACGCCGACGCCAGCGCCACGGCAGCAGCAGCGAGCGAGGCCGCAGCAGAGGCCGACCGCGCAGAGGTTGCCGCCAATGCCGCGACCGTAGCCACCAACACGGCAACCGTAGTCGCCCGCGCTGATGAGGTGGCCGCCAATACGCTGCTGGTTTCCGCTGACGCCGATCAGGTAGCGGCAGACCGCGTGGCAGTCGACGCCGCGCTGGCATCCATTGCGGATGGCCCAGTGACTAGCGTTAACGGCAAGACCGGCGTCGTCACTCTCACGCTAGCCGATATCGGCGCCCTCAGCCTCGCCCAAACCCAAGCTGTCGCCCTCTCTTTCTAAGGAATCATCATGGCCAAGATCTTTACCGCACCCTTCGCGCAGACCCCAAAAACAGCTACCGCCGTCGCCACTGCCGCTGTTTCCGGCCTCGGCACAGACGCCCCGACCGGAACCGTCCTGCTCGGCACGGCAGGCGCAGACGGCGCTGTCGTCACTCGCCTGATGGCCTTGCCACGCGCCACGGTGACCGCTTCCAGCCTGGTGCTGTTCCTGTCGAAAGACGCCGGGGCCACCCTGCGCCTGATTGATTCGGAGCTGATGGCGGCGCATACGGTTGCAACAACCACGGCCATTCCAGAGACCGCTTTCGGGAATATCAGCGACAGCGCCCCGCTGCGTCTGGAGGCTGGCGACCGGCTGTACGTGGGCAGCCAGGTCGCCCTGGCTAGCGGCATCGTCTTTAAAGCCGAATGGATGGATTACTGATGGCCGTTCGTGAATTAGGGAATCCGCTGGGGAATCCGTTGGGGTTGAAGTTGAAGGGGGCGGGGGAACCATTTATGCCTCCTTTGCAATTTAGGTTTAGCGGTACTTCGGCTAACATTCCAAGGAGTGCAATACCCTACGATAAATACATAATCACTGGAATCAGGCAGAACCAACTTCAAGGCAGTAGCCTGTATTACATGGGGGTTACCAGTTTTGCGGATGACGGCTCTTTCGCGCTAGCCTCGTCCAGCGCCGTCCCTGACGGTTGCGTAGATGTAACCGGCCTGCCGAGCGATGCAAAGATATACACGATAATGTCTTATTATTCGGGGGGAGCACGACAAGCTCTTAATGTCTCTTTGCCGGAGCCCGTAGATACAAGTAAATCGATTGTTTCTGTTTTTTTCCGGTCTGGCAACAACCCGGCAAATTATCTCTACAGCAACCTATTTGCCTCGTTCGTAGATAGCCAGACCGTGAAGATTGAGCATGGCTCGAACGCGGCGGTTACTTTGACCTTCTTTTTCTTCGTGCAGGTTGCCGTTTTAAAGGGGTAATTATGATCAAAATCCAGTCCAACACCGCAACCCGCGAGCCAATCCCCCAATTCCTCGTCGGCCTTGCTGCTACAGACCTGGCTGACCTGTCATGGACTGATCCGCAACTTGGCGTGTCCGATTGCGCCTGGTGGCCCGAAGAAGACCAGTCGCCAGCCCCGGGGGAGTTCGAGCGCTACGGCGATGAGACGCTGGGCATAGATGCTGAGCGCCAAGTGGTGGTCGTGACCCGCGCTGTCGTGCCGTGGACTGCGGAGGAAATCGCAGCGTACAGAAAGTCGCTGGTTCCTGAGTCGGTCACCATGCGCCAAGCGCGGCAGGCCATGCTGAGTGCCGGCATCCTCTCTCAGGTTGATGCGCTGATTGCGGCGATGCCCGGCGACGATGGCGAGTCGGCACGCATCGATTGGGGCCACGCTCACGATGTGAAGCGCGACTGGCCGTTGATTGGTGCGCTCGGCCCGCAGCTTGGACTAACGGAGCAGGGGATAGACGACCTGTTTATCTATGCGGCGACGATCCCTCAGTAACTAATCCGCGACACACAGACCCGCTTCGGCGGGTTTTTTATTGCCTGAAGGAAAGCCAATGGCTCACATCACTGCCGCGAAAGCGGGCGGGGCGAACGTCTGCGCCTTTCTGGACCTGATCGCATGGTCGGAAGGGACAGACAACGGACGCCAGCCAACCAAAGACCGAGGGTATGACGTGGTAGTCGGGGGCGGGCTGTTCGACTCCTACGCAGACCATCCACGCCGCCTGATCTCTTTGCCGCAGCTGGGCATCAAGTCCACCGCAGCCGGTCGCTACCAGATCCTGTCGCGCTATTGGGACCACTACCGGAAGAGCCTTGGGCTCACTGGTGGGTTTACGCCAGAGAATCAGGATCGTATCGCGCTGCAGCTGATCCGCGAATGCCGGGCGCTGGACGATATCAAGGCCGGGCGAATCGAACAGGCCATCGATAAGTGCCGCAGCCGCTGGGCATCGCTGCCGGGCGCCGGGTACGGGCAACACGAACACAAGGTCGGCCCGCTGCTGGCCGCATATTCAAAAGCCGGGGGAGTGCTGGCATGAAGATCGTAATCGCAGGACTGCTACTGCTCGCCCTCCAGGGCTGCACCGTCATCCAATCCGCCCAATACGCTGTTGCCCGGTACTGTGCGCTGCCTGCCGAGGCCCGCGCAGCCAACCGCGAGGCTGTATCAATGGCCATCGCGCCTAATCGGATCAGCATCCAGTGTGCGGGTGATCGCCATGAGTGATGCATGGTTCTCCGGCGCGCTGGATCTGCGGGCGTACAAACCGGGCGAGTGGGTGCTACTGGAGCCGTTCCGCTATCACGCTAGGGGCGGACGGGAATTCACCGTGCCGCGATGGTTCATTACTGATCTGGCATCGATACCCTGGCTAGTCGATCCGCTGTTTGACAACCTGGACCACCGCAAGGCTGGCGTAGTCCACGACTGGATTTATTGCAGCCAGCAAGTCAGCCGCGCCGAAGCCGACGAACTGTTCCGAGAGATGCTGGAAGTGCTTAGCGTCGGAGTCATCAAGCGCAACCTCATGTACTCCGGCCTGCGTGTCGGTGGCTGGTATCGGTACGGGCAATGTGACAGCGGGCCAAAGGAAGAGGATTTCGCCTGGGAGTTCATGACCGCAGCCGAGCGTGAGGCGTACCGGATCAGGTTTATCGAGAAGGGGAATTGGGTTGCCCGGACGGGCTGAGATGAGATTGGTACAAATACCAATTCTTGTACCAATCGAGGGTGGAACGGGGCGTTTATGGGGCTTTGCGCGCACCTACCTTAACGGTGCAATGCCTCCTTCACACCCCATAGCACCCTGACTTACTATACCGCGCAGTATAAGTATTAGAACCCACCTTGCGACAGAGAGAGATTCGACGTGTTCCGACATGCCTTGCCCTTCCTCGGTGCTTTTGGTTTCGCCTTGCTGGCCGGTTGTGGCAATGG